GTTTATAAGCTGGGTACATTTGAAGCCACTCTCTCACTACGAGCTCTTCTGTGGTATTCCTATATAATAAGTGATAACAATATTAAACATCGTGGAGATATAATGGTAAAAGCGGTTCAACCGGAAGCTGAAGAAACATCAGCTCCGTCTATAGAAAGCCCCAACACTCAGGGCAAACCCAAACGACAAACTAAAACAGATAAATTAAAAATTATCAATCCGGATAATCAGGTAGAATTTAAGATTGATTTTGAAGGTGATGATGAACCACAAGATGCTGTATCAGATAAAGCTATGGGTGGTACGGAACTTATGAAAAACTGGCTCTATGAAGAAATGGAAAAGAGAGAGTCAGGACTGTATGACAAGTTTCAGTTTATCAGCACAAGAGTTAGAAAGCTTGAAAAGAAACAACGTATTCTTTGGGTTCATGATTTAGCCAATGACCCGGAAGTTCAACATCTAAAAGAGAAAGAGAATTGGAGTAAATGGGAACGCATTGTTTTTGTTAGTCATTGGCAACAATATCAATTTTCGATGTTTCTAGGACTTCCCTACGATGAAGGCATTGTAATTCAAAATGCTATCCATCCCATTCCAGTTCACGAAAAACCAAAAGAAGATGATAAGATAAACGTTTGTTATTTCTCCACGCCACATCGTGGACTAGAAGTTCTATTGGATGCATGGGACTTTATGAGGAACACTCTTGGGACTGGAAAAAATGCAGAATTAAATATTTATTCCAGTTTTGAACTATATGACCGCAAACATATGGATGAACAGTTTCGACATATATACAAACGCGCTAGAGACTTGGATGGAGTAAATTATCATGGAACAGTTACTAATGATGAAATCCGCGAGATGTTGACAACACAACATATCATGGCATATCCAAGTATCTATGAAGAAACAAGTTGTATCACTTTAATCGAAGCATGCAGTGCTGGTTGTTTAGCGGTTGTTCCTAATCTTGGAGCAATACCAGAAACAGGAGCAAACTTTCCCTGGATGTATGGTTGGGAACCAGATCCCAAAAGACACGCACAAGTACATGGTCATATTCTGTCACGAGCTATTGAGCATTTCTGGGACGAGGATGTGCAAAACCTACTGAAGATACAACAAAATTATTTTGATATGTTTTATAATTGGAGTTTACGTGGCGGTCAATGGCAACAATTTCTCCATGCCATAGAACAAGACCTTCCTGTAGAAGAAATCGAAGAAGAAGAAGAAAAAGAAGATGGCACAATTAGTTGATTTTTCACAGATCGTTATTGGTTCTTATATGACGGCTGCGAAATACGCATCTACGGACATGGATGTTATTAGGTCCGCAGTATTAAATACATTACGATTATATCGAATTAAGTTCTCAAACGAATATGGAGAATTGGTGTTGTGTTGTGATGACCGACATAACTGGAGGAAAGAGATTTTTCCTAATTACAAAGCATCCAGAAAGAAATCTAAAAAGTCATCCGGCATTGATTGGCAAGATTTATATAATTGCTTGAACCAGTTAAGAGAAGAACTTCGCGAATGGTTCCCCTACAAAGTAATCCTAATAGAAAAAGCAGAAGCTGATGATATCATTGCTACTTTAGTAGATTTATCAAATGAACGAACATTGATATTGTCGAGTGATAAGGATTTTATTCAACTACATAAATTCAATGTCAGACAATATTCACCGATGCAAAAGAAATTTGTTGAATCACAATCGGCAGGATGGTCACTACATGAAAAGATTATAAGAGGTGATGTGGGCGATGGAATCCCCAACATTATGTCTGATGATAATGTTTTTGTTGATGAGGGTAGGCGACAAAAACCATTAACCAAGAAAAAAGTCGATGCTTGGTATTCTTTAGACCCAAAGACATATTGTACTGAAGAGATGTTGAGAAACTATAATAGAAACAAACAGTTAGTTGATTTGGGTGAGATACCGGAGTCAATACGCCTAAATATAATTAATCAATTTGAAAATGCCAAAGTTGGTGAACGCAAACGCTTACTCACATACTTTGTAAATCATAGGTTAAAAAACTTAACTGAGAATTTATCGGAGTTTTAATTTATGGCACGGAGTATACCACTCATATTTGAAGATGTAGCTGCAGCAAATTCTATCAAAGCCCGTAAGGAGGTTTTGCTAGAAAACGAATCCGAACCGCTAAAGGAAATATTAAAATATGCCTTTCATCCAGACATAAAATTTGCTCTCCCCGCAGGAGCTCCACCCTACAAGACGGTGGGTTCTCCGGACGAGTGGAATCCCACATATCTATATCCCAACATTAGAAAATTTTACTTATACATTGAAGGGGGTCATGACGGACTTACTCAATTACGAAGAGAGCAACTTTTTGTTCAGATGTTAGAAAGTTTACATCCTAAAGAGGCGGAAGTGGTAATTCAAATTAAAGATAAAAAGTTGAACTATCGAGGTTTGACATATAAATTAGTAAAAACAACTTTTCCAGAAATATTACCATAATGATAAATGTAGATAAGTTTGAAAATAGAATTGTCAAATTTAAACGTATAGATTCTGATGGAAATGAATCAGCAAAACATGCTGAACTCAGACAAATGAGTTATGACCAATCAGAAGATGTACCCCGTTCTGTTACGGCAAGACTTACTGACCCATTAAACCTTGTGATTACTTTAGGCTATGATAAACGAGCAAAGAAATTTCGAGGACCGGTAGGAACATATACATGGGAATCAGATTTCAGCGTGGATGACTTTATACAGAGTTCGAAAATGGGAACAGCCGACAGATACATGAAGAGTCCGAAAAGTACACGGGCAAAAATCTGAAGAACGGAAACCCAAACAGAAGAGGAACATGAAGAAATTCATTTTATTTCTTGCTTTATTTCTTATTGCTGCAGCGCCGGGAGGTACTGGATCACAGATAAATGATCATTTTTATATTCATCCATTTAATACAAATCAAAATGGATTATTTAAAATAGCAGAAAAAATAGAAAAGAGAAATGTTTTTTTAAACGTAGAAGATGTTATGTGCATGGCGAAGAATATATTTTTTGAGGCCGCTGTAGAAAGCACCGCCGGAAAATTAGCTGTAGCACAAGTAACATTGAACCGTGTTAGATCAAAAAATTATCCCAATACAATTTGTGATGTGGTTTATGAGGGGAGACATTATTCAAGTGGATTACCCAAAAGGGACCAGTGCCAATTTAGTTGGTATTGTGACGGACGCGGAGATGAACCAGGTGAATCAAAGTTATGGAGAGAGTCTCAAGACTTGGCCAAATACGTAATTCTAAGACGAGATGATTTAATAGACATAACAGATGGTGCTACTCATTATCATGCAAGGTATATTAATGCACCAAGATGGGCAGGACAAAAGAAAATTACTGCGAAGATAGATGAACATATCTTTTATAGAGGAAGGGGGCACTCACATAGATTATAAAGGCTTGACATTTACTTCAAAATGCAGTATGATCAGATCAGTGAATGAGAAAAGATTATGATAACAAAAGATAGTTTAAAAGAAATCCTCAGAGATTTTGGTGTTCATAAGTATTCTTCGGATTGGGAAGAATTAGTCGATAGTCTAATGTCTGAATTCGAAAAAACTTACAGTGCGGGTTATTCTTTTTGTAAGAAAGAATCTGAACTGGTTGAAAAGGCCGCTAAATCTTTGAGTGAGTGATATGAAAAAAGAATTCTATTTGTCTACCGCAGTTTACAAACTTGATGAGTCGATTAAATCCGGCGGTTACAAACCTAAGTCGAAATTTGGTGGTGAATGCACTTCTCTTGTTGTAGAACAAGAGTTAAGAGAATGTGAAGCGCCTGGAGCGATTCGCAATGACCGCATCAATGAGGTCATGAAGAAGATTGAAAAAGAATTAAATTCAAATAATTCTGATTCTGAATTCTTTATAAATTGTCGCGATGTCACTTCTAAGAAGACGGTCGCTGGATGGAGACTCAAGGAAAAGATTTGGAACTATCAATTAGGATTCCTTGCTTCTCTGGTAAACAATGTTATTAAAGAAGAGAAATCTCCACCTAAAGAAGAACTGGGGCATCTTGGTCACATTGGAACTCAGGGAAAAAGAGGAAAACTTTTCGTTAAACTGGCAGACAGAATAGAAAAACCCGATTACACAATTTTTAAAGTGGTTGACCCGAAAGGTAATAAGGGATACTTCTATAACTACAAAACAAAAGAAGGGGGAATACCCTCACTTGCAGTGAATGATTGTTTCTTAATGGACGCAACTCCAGCTCGACATGAGATGAGTAGATACGATAGTTGCAAGATTACTTATTTTAATCGTATTGTAGTATTGGAAAATAAAGGCAATAATGAAAGTGTGAAAATAGAATGAATATATTATTTCTGGACATTGATCCAAAAATGTGTGCATACGCACATTGTGATGAGCACGTGAAAAGTATGATTCCAATATACACAAAATTGTTATCCAATGCACATCATTTATTAGACCCAAAAAGTAAAATTATTGAATATCTAGATGAAGTAGATCCCGATTATAAAGATGCTTGGGTTAAATCGAATGATGCTAATTATATGTGGATGCATGATTTGTGGTTTTGGATGCATAAAGAACATTGGTTTCGATATGATGAAATGCACGATGATTGGACAAATCTATATAATAAATTAAGTCACACCCCAGAAAATATTATAAAAGGTGAACTTACCCCTCCCCCCCTATTAGTTCCGGAAGAATTTATGGTTTATGGACTTGAAGACGAATTCCAAAATACTATTGAATCATATAGAAGTTATTATATGAATTGGTCAACGGAAAATAATGCAAAATGGGGTGGATTAGTTGAGGATATGCGTCAACCCCCAAGCTGGATTTTAGAAAATGCCAACGTATGATTATAAGTGTGAAAAATGTGAACACACTTTCGAAGAAGATTTAAAGATAGCCGATAGAAAGATTCCAACAGAATCGCCTTGTGTGGAACAAATTCTACATGATGAGAATCCATCTAGTCAGGGGTTTGAGGTCTGTGGTGGTGAAGTGACACAAGTAGTGGCGGCACCATATTTTGGTTATGATAATATACATACACGGCATAGTACCAACAATAAAGAACCGGGATGGTTCAAAGATAAAATGACTGACATGAAAAAGAATATTCCCGGCAATGCATTATGAAAAAATTTATACATCTTGCCAATAGACCTGAGTTGTCTTTTGGCATGAGAACTGAAACCATTAATGGGAAAAGAAAATATGTTACTCCCGATGACAACATATATCCATCAATCACAACTATCCTTGGAGAGTTCTCCAAAGCTTCAATACAGGCTTGGCGAAACCGCGTTGGGGAAACCGAAGCA